AAGCGAACATAAATTTCTATATCTGCTTTAAGTTGTGGAATTTTTAAACCTAATGGATTTTTTTGTAAATAGAACATACCCAATTTACCAATTTGAATATAATAACATTTTTTTCTTGCATACCAATCATGAATAAATTTAGTATTATATTTAACTATAGTATTGATAGGTTTGAGTAAACCTTTTTTCTGTAATATTGCCCAAGCTTCTTTTGTTGTTTTGAATGGAACTTCGTATACGCCAGCTTGCTTATGTAGCTCAATTGGCTCTAGCGTTTTCATTTGCTTGATATAATTTCTGATAGGTCTTTCTTTTGACTTAACAGCATTGATAATCATTTCTTGTACATCATCTTCAAGATCTTCACCTGCTTTTGAAAGTCCGTATGGTTTTCCTTTATTAATCTTAACAGATGGTCCGCCCATTTGAGCATCTTTATCCATTTTAATTTCTACAGGAACATCTTTACCATCTAAAGTAAGGTACATATCTACTACATTAGAAGCAAATCCACCAGCATTGTCTGGTTTAAGAGTAATACGTTTATCTTTTGAAAACGCTCTGTTTTTTAAAGTTTGAATTACAGACTTACGTACTTTTGCTTCATACGCAAGACCGCCCACGCCAACTGTTTCATTGATATATTTTTTAAAACCCTTCATTGTTATACCTTTACTGTTTAGGTATATTTATACAATGCCGCCTGCTGAGAATAATGTTTTCTTAGATTGTCCAAAAGCTGGTCCATTTGGTGTTGTATTAGCAGTTGGATTATCATTTTGAATATTTTGTTGTGCATTATCTTCGAGATCATATATTTGCATTTTAGATCTATCAATACCAACTACAAATCTACGATAATAGTTCAAATCATTCCAACGATTTTTCAATTGTTTAAACATAATTTGGCCAAGATTATCAAGATCTTCAGATGATATAATACCAAGTATACAATCCGCGGTATGAGTAATACCCATAGATTCTGAAGTATTTGTAAGATCTACATCAGAGTTTCCATAAGCATCTCTATTATATTGAGAAGATGTTACAATAGCGCAATTAAACTCCATTGCAAGACCACGAATTTCTTCTGCAATTGATTTTACAAGTGTATAAGAGTTTGCTTGAGCCGCGCCTTTAACTCGAGATGAAGCACATATATTTAAATAATCAATAAAGATAACGTCTGGAGTAAATCCACGTTTCATCTTTAATTCATTTAATAGATGTCGGAAATGTCCAGCATGAGCAGAACCAGTTGGATATTCTTTTACAACAAGTTTACCAGTTGTTTTATCTTTAATACGATTAATTCGTTTTTCATATACATCTCTTGGCATAATTTTTAAATCATCAAGAGAAGTATCCATCATATTAGCATCGATACGCTCTGCAATTCTTTCCTCTGCCATTTCCATAGTAATATAAACTACGTTCTTACCTTGCATTAGATAAGAAGCAGCCATATGACATTTGACGAGAGACTTACCACCGCCAGTCGTTGCAAGGAGTACTGACATGGACTTACGTGGTAGCCCGCCCTTGGTAACTTTATTCAGCATCTCAATATCAAAAGGTAGTCGTTCTTCTTTTCTATGATAGAAGTCATAACGACTATCAGCATCATCAATAAAATCATGACCAATCGAACTATCAAAACTGATGGAAAGAGACTTAGATAAAAGTTCGGGAATAGAACCTTTTTCATTTACTTTGTCTTCACCATCCATGATCAAAATTGCTTTACGAATAGAGTTAAACAAGTCTTTATCCTGGCAGAATTTCTCAGTTTCAGAAACTAGCCAGTCAATGTTTGTATCATTATCTAGAGCAAGAGAATCCACGGTGGACATAACTTCTTTATATCCATCTTCATTTAAATCTTTTCTCTTATCTAGTGAAATTTTGAGAGCCTCTATTGAAGGAGGCTCTTTAAATTCTTCTACGTATGTAGAATAGGTTTCAAATATTTTTTTCAGACTATTATCATCAAAGTACTCTACTTGTACATATGGATATACTTTTCGATAATAGTCTTCATTAAATACTAGGTTTGATATTACTGTTTTTTCAATCATCCTTTACGTCTTCAGTCACTGTTTCATCATCAGAGATTATAACACTTCCTCCCACTGAAAAAGCATTTTTAATATAATCTTTAAAATCTGTATTATTAAATATTATATCCCAAAACTCTGGATTGTCAACTATTTCTTTCGCACGATAATTTTTATCGCCAGAAATAACTTCACCAGTAGATGGATCTACAGCTTGATACCAACCAACTTTTGGTTTGATAATATATCCACCTTTTTCAGCAACTTCCATAAGTCCAGATAGTTTTTGAATACCACCTTCCCAACTTACTGTAATAGGAATCTTAGATTTTTCTTTAACATGACGAGATTTTTCGATGTTAATTACAAAATGATAACCTTGAATTTCTGTACCAACTTTATCTTGTTGACGACCAATAATCCAAATTGCATCAGCTGAATAGTAAATACCTGTACCACCAGACACAACATCTTTAGGGAATAATCCAATCTCTTTGTAAGTATGATTAACTGCAATAAGTGGAATATCTTTAAGATTTAAATGTGGTGTTACAATACGGAATAGAGATTTAAGTGCTTTAGCACGTGACATATCAGCAACTGATTTACCGTCAAGTGCATCTTCAACCTCTTTCTTAGATGCAAGGTTACCAACTGAATCGATTACAATAATAACCTTCTCGCCTTTTTCAATCTTATCAAGTTGAGAAGTAATATCGAATTTAAGTTCTTCAGCATTTGTAACTGGAGTATGAACTGTACGATTCATGTCAATATCAAATGATTCGAAATAAGCTTGTGGTGTACCAAACTCTGAATCATAAAACAATAATACTGCATCTGGATTTCTTTTCATATATGCTGAAGCCATTAAAAGAGCGAAAGCAGATTTGAAATGTTTAGATGGTCCAGCCAGAACAAGAAGTCCTGGAGTTAAACCACCATCTAAATTACCAGATAATGCAACATTTACCATAGGCACTGATGTTGGTGCCATATCTTTTTTACCAAAAACTTTTGACTCTGCAATAGGAGCAGTCATTTTAATGGTACTATTTTTTACAATCTTATCTAATAGACTCATTAAGACCCTCCATCTACAATTGTTAATAGTTTTGCTTTATAGGCATTAATCTTTGAAACACGATCAGGCCAATAAATTGTTGACTTATCCGCATTTTGACATAAATTGTCTAAAAACGGTGTTATTGATTTATATAAAAGTTCTAGACGATATTCAAGGTCGTCAGCTTTTACTTTAGCGTCAGTTAATTGATCTTCTAAAGTTTGCTTTTCGCTACTGACTTGTTGAATGGTTTCTTCGGCCGCAGCTTGTTTTTCTTCGAGTTCCTCGTCGATAAAGCTGAAGCCAAAGTCAAAGTCTAAGAGCTCCTCGTAGGTTTTATTAGCCATTTGCTAGTTCCTTAAAAATTGAAAGATCATCGTCATCATCTGCCATATTCATTGCTGATGACTCTTGAGGTGCAGCAGGAGCTTCTGGAGCAGATGCTACTTTCTCATTATTACCCATTTTACTTAGATCTAGATCATCTGCTTCAATATTATCTTCTGCTGTAGAAGGTTCAATTGGAGCTTCACCAAGTGCAAGTACACGGTGTAATTTTGCTTTCAATTCAGAATAAGATTTAAAATTCTTAGGATCAATCAAATCTTGCAATGAATGCTCTTGATTATAAATCGATTCTAACACTGCATCATCTTCAGATAGAGGTGATGGAGCTTCGAACTCAGATTTATCATAGTTAGGATAACCTTCGAACTGACGAATCTTAAGACGGAAATTAGCACCTTCCCATAGATCAAATGGATTTACTGGTGTTTCATCTTCGAATTGTGGATTCATAAGATCATTCAATTTATCAAAGATCTTTTTACCAAACTGATAAAGGAATACTTTACCGTCATTTGCTGGATTAGCAGAATCTTTAATAACTTGGATATTAGCGACATATTTCAAACGACGTTTTTGTTTACGTGCTTGTTCTTTATCAGCTTCAACACCACTATTCCAAAGTTTACCATTGTATTCTGATACAGGATCATCTTGATTTAAAGTAGTAAGAGAATTTTCGATATACCAAAGACCCGTAGGACCTTGGAAACCGTGATCCCAGATACGTACAAAAGGCATTTCTTCACCATTAGGTGCTGGCAAGAAACGAATGATTGCAAAACCATTACCTGCTTGATCGCGAGTTGGCTTCCAAAACTTTCCTTCGTTAGGATCTGAGTAAGATTTTTGTGAAATGTTTTCTAGTTGTTTGTTCAGTTTATCGAGCGAAGCTGAACGATTCTTTTTGAGTGCGTCGAATGACATATCATTTCTCCTTATATTGCGTTGTATTTTTGTATTGCGTTATATACGTAGGATAACCTACATACTTATTTATATCAGAAAAAACGTTCACGTATAATTTTTTTGAACTTTTTTTCGTCAATTTCTAAAAATGGTGAATAATTTTTTATTAGTTTAATTATATCACCTGCTATGAATTTGTCAACTATTTTTTCTTCCCAATATGGAAATATATTAGAAATCTTTGCTAATATAGTTAACGTCTCCAAACTAATTTTTCTTTGCATATATGCAGTAATTACATATGGATGTTGCCCGTCTACTGATACAAAGTTTTGTTGATAATTATCTTGTAAATTATTCAAATCTGTTTTAAATACTTTTGATAGTGATTGTATTTTCTTTTTCCATTCAATATATCTTTCTTCACCATCTTGTTCTATAATTTCTCTTATCCAAACATTTGGTTTTACTATCATATTAGCAACCATTAGATTTATAGGATCATCTTTATTTGATAATTTTTCAAAGAAATAACAATCATTTCTAGTACGATACTTATCAAAATTTGCTCTTATTTTTCCATTATACTTATGGAAATCATAATCGCTTGAAAAATGTTGTTTGAGTGCTAAATATTTTACGTAATACTCAAACGACTTTTCATTAGCATAACTTAGTGATGTCTGTATCATCTGAATGTACCATCCTCAGCTCAACTGCTTCGGTCTTTATTTTTTCCTTTAATATGGTTGATTTCTTAACAATATCTGCTATAACTTCTATTTCTATTTCATTAATTCTAGCATATTCACATAGAGCATCTATATAACTTACACCTTTCTTTAACATGCCTTCTATTTCATGATGAATCCTTTCTGGAGTTTTTGGCGTGACTAACATAATTATCCTTTAAGTGTTTTAATACCATCAAGCCAATTTTCTGCAGCATCTTCTGCCCATTGACGAGATTTTAAAGGGTACATTTCTTCTGCCACTAACTCTTCATTAATATAAAATTTACACGAAGATCCATCCGAACTTTCAAAAATTTCTACTTTTAATGTTTTACCATCTCTTTCTTTAAGTAATGTGTTTGGCCACATCCCTGATGTTGTCATACCCACTTTTGTCTCCTTTTATTAATTCGATTATATATCTATTATATACTAATTTTCTGTAATGTCAACTATTTCTTCAAATAAAATATTGTTTATATACTTATCTTTTAACTCTTCAGAAATACCCATCTTTAAAATAGAATTGTGTAAGTGTGGATTTTTCTTTTGATTAATACAATATTTGTTTAAATGCTCGGTAGTATCTCTGTCTTCATCTGCTGCATGAGCAAACATATTATTTAAATAATAATCAGTTAATTCTTCAGTTACTTTAATAAATTGATCTAATTCTTCTCCAACTCTAATATTACCTACTGCAATCATATCTTCTGAAAATATTTCTAAAGCCCAATCAGGTAATTCACGAGATCTTTTCCATTCTAATTTAGAAACAACTTCTTTCATATGTGTATTATATGGATGATCATAACCATGCAATGGAGAATAATCCATAAAAGAACCTGTAATCTTATTTGGTCCTGCAACAATATCAAATCCTAAAATAGGTAGTTCAATACCAACTTTTGGATAAATGTTAATATGCATTAACCAAAGCTTTTGTGTTTCTCTATTATCAATTATTTTAAGGTGCGCTTTACGAATAAAACAAGATTTCCAAAATAAATCTTTCCAACCTTCAAACTTTAAATCATCGGTATATAGAGGATTATCAATTCTAGTCATATGACGATCAAAGGTTAACTCTAATCGTTTAGCATACTTATCTAATTGTTCCCATAAATCGGACATTTCTTTCTTTCCTTATACGCATCCATAAATTTTTGTGGAGCACTTAATTGAGATAAACTATTATATTCTTCTTTAGAAACAACATGAGTTTTAATTTCAACTTTTTTATCAGTCATAGGAAGTAAATATACCATTGCAGTGCCAACTTCAAAAAAGTAATTTTTACTTCGTTCTAAAAACATATTAATATGTGTTGAATGTTGATACTTATAATTTACAATACCTGGTGGAATTTGTAATGGTTGTTTATTAAAAGAATAAAAACCTTGTATTTGACAAAAATTTACTCCAGTTTTTTCTTTTAATATCCAAGGAGATTTAATCTTAGCATGTACTAATGGATCAAATGCTCCTTGTAAATGATAATCTGGATGTTGCTCCATGCCATAATTATATGGAGGAGACGGATATTTCCATTCATAAATTCCATCGTCATTTACTATAATACTTAAGTCTGCCCATAAAGGTAGAGCAAATGTATTATTAATTAAATCTCCAATTCCATCACATTTTTTAAATGTAGAAACTTTTAAATGATGATTATCTTCATCTATATTATGTACCGGTTTTAATTTTTTAAACCAGTCTGGAAGATATTTTGATGTTTTTTCTATTGGATACTTTGCAATATTTTCATTGAAAGTAAATGCATCAACTACTATCTTTTTCTTTTTGAATATCATCTATTTTACTAAGCTTCCAAGAAGTTTTCGTATCATCAATTGGTTCCCATTTTAAATTATCACCCCATGTCCAACCAAGTTCTTCCAATATTTGTTCTTCTAATTCAAAATACAGGTTTCCTTCATTATCTTGTTGAATTTTCTGTGTAAACTTTCTCATTACTTTTTCTTCTTCGCTCTATGCGCTTTGGCCCATTCATTTTGTGTGCGGGTTACTACTACTTCTTTTGTTTTATGACGACGCTCGCGGGCAGCTTCGTCTCTCTGCATTCTCGTGGATTTTGATTTATCTTTTTCTAGATATTCTGGAATGTAATCTAAGTCTTCGTTGATTTCTGCTGATAAAATCATATCTCCTCCTTATATTATTTGCAGTTTATATCTTTATTATATACTATAATAATATAAATGTCAACTATTTTTTCATCATTTCTGACATTTCATCAAAAAGCTGTGATGCGAAATCAAAACAAACTTTTGCTTCATCTGCCATATCATCATTTAATAGTTTTCTAAATTCTGAAATAAGGACTTTTGTATCTCCATTAAATTCGTACATCATACCTGAACCTGGAGTTTTGTTTTTGATAATTTGACCACCATGCAATTCACCAAAATGACGCACATACATATGTGCTAATAGTCTCTCATTATCATTTGCTATTTCATTAATATAACTTTCATATTGATCTACTGAAGGTGGGAACTTTCCGTTTGGTGAAAATCCGTATTCTGATTCAAGCTCACGAATATCTTGAAAGATACGATCAGATCTACGAATTGGGTAAAGATGTTCTGGAATTTTACAGTGTTTTTCTAATACTTGATAATTTAAAAATTGGCATTGTAAAAATTTATAATAGATTTCTGTATCGATTGAGCCACTAATAAGTTCTTTTGCAAAAGCTCTTCGCTCTGCTGATTGATGATGAGCCCATGTAAGCTCTTTAAGTTTACTTTGTTGACCTTCCACATTGTGCATATTCATTCTCCTTTAATATTATTTATTCCATCGCCATGTTAATCTTGGAGAAATTAAATCTTTCATTTCAAACTCACTCCATTTGGCTACTTCTTTTTGTATTTTTAAATGTTCGGGTGTCATTTTTGTAGTATCTGTATAACTCCAATCAATTTCTGTAGTTTTAAGACCATATTGGGCACCTAATAATTTTATATATTCTTCTGAATCATGTATAGATAATGTACCTGGCGCGATTCTATTACAGTGTGCTACAATAGTTCCATTATCTTTAATTAACTCAGACATTATTTCTGTTTGTTTTTCTCCATCATTAGATTGAAATTGATACACGCCAAAATTAAAAATCCAATCTGCAGATTTGGGTTTAAAATAATTTAATGCATTATGTATATCATCTACAATATCTACTTTAGGATGAGGTGTAATATCTATTCCAATAAGATTATCTATGTAATCTTTAAATAAATTTCCACCACAACCAAAATCAATTACTAAATCTGGTTTACTTGCTTGAACTTCTAATGCTAAGTCCAATCCAGACTTTTGTCGATATAATGCTAATTCTCTTTTGCGAAATTCTTCCTCGCAATTATATCTAGCAATAATCTTTTCTAATGTATCTAAATCTCTACTTTTAAGCAAATTATTCTCCAAATGTAATTTGTTTAAATCTAAATTTACTATCAATAACTAATTTAATTATTTTAACAATATCATCAGTATGCATTTTTTCTTTATCTGGAAATCTTCCTTCTACTCTTGGTGTATCAATTAATCCTGGTTTAAGTATACAAGTATTAAAACCAATATTATATAATTGAGCATTAGCATGTTCAAGTGCTGCTTTCCAAGTAGAATAAGGACGGATTTCTTGTTTTTCCCCGTCAGAACTAATAGATCCCATATTAATTATTTTACCAGTAAAATTATTTTTAGCAAGAAAATGCAATAAATCTATTTGATAATTTTTTTCGTGCGCATTATTAATAACAACATCAAATTCTAATAATTTATTATACCATGTTTTATCAGAAATATCATGCTCGTTTTGTCTTGAAAACCCAATCGCTAATGCATCGGCTTCATTAAGATAAGCTTGATATATGGCTTTTCCAATTCCTTCTGTATGTCCAGTTATTGCTATTTTCATTATATTCTTTCCCAAGTATGTTCGCTTGTCAATTTAAAACTTCCATGATGTTCCATATTCCATCTTTCTGGTTCAATCATACTTAAAAATAAACCATCATTACTCATATACAAATGATAAGTTCTACCAACAACTGGATTAAAACTAAATTTAGAATTATAAACCATTTCAGTATCTTCTGCTAGTTGAGATAATCTAAAGTATTCTTTTTTTAATTCTTCAAAATGCGTTGTTAATTGATTTCTTGCATTTGCTCCTCGCTCTCTTTTCTTTGTTAGAACTGCAGGAACAGTAAACGCTGGCGCGCCAACATTAGTTGGATATTGTGTTAATCCTGGTGCATCCACTACGTTATCTGGCTTTTTCATATATTTCCAACTAAATGTAAACGATTCCCCTCGTCATTTCTACCATTAAATGCAGTATGCTTTTGTCTTGTATCTACTTCATATAAACTTCCATCAGCGGGCATATGAAATACTAAATCTTCAAATGCAAATTTACATTTTCGATGTGTTATGATTGGAATATGATATCTAAATGTACGATCTTTATGCCAAGAATAACAAGTATGAGGCTTTAATATTAGTAATCTCGTCCTATATATTTTGTTTTCTTCTAATATTGAATTAATATATGGAATATCAAATAATGGATATTTAAATGAATCTTCTGGATATTTTAAATTTTCAATTTTTCCTAAACATTCATTATAATCAGAATCTGGATTTATACCTTGTAAGCACAATTCTTTTTCAAAATATGGAAGAGTTTCTATCTCTTCTTTTATTTTATTTAAATCGTATTTTTTTATTATTTTACAATACTTATTCATGAGTATGTTGTAAGAGATTTATCTCTCTTAATTCCATAAATTAGAATCATTAATGCGAATATTAAGCAACCTGTCATTATAGGATGCATACTCCATATAGGATTATTTATGTAGTTTCCATCCATAAAATATAGTTGTTGTATTTGAAAGAATGAACCTTCAAGTCTCTCTGCTAAGAAATATGCAATTAAAAATGCCGGACGACTAAATTCATATTTCTTCATATAGTAACCAAGTATACTAAAGAATGTGAGTAATGTTAAATCCTCCCACCAAGTTACATAATAATTAGCCGCTAATACAGACCATATTGTTAATCCTGCCATTATAGGAACCCAATAGATTGGTTTTAAATAAACTATTTTTGATACTTGTCTTGCAAATAATAAGAGTACAATACCAGCGATTGCAGTACCTAACATGTATCCCCAGTATAAATGATCTATAAATTGCTGATCTTCTACTAAAGCAACCGTGCCCATTTCAAAGCCTACATACATGAAAAGAGCCATGATAATTGCAACACCACGATTGCCTGGAATACCAAATAAGAATGCAGGAAGAAGTGCTCCAGCTTTACCGGAATTATTTGCACCCTCACTGCCAATTACACCTTTAATATTACCTTTACCAAATGGAATTTTTTCTTTTTTAGAAATAGCAGTTGTTGCAGTATATGCAGACCAATCTCCTATTCCTCCACCAGTTCCGGGTAATACACCTACAATAAAACCAATAAGTGAACCTTGAAATGCAATCCACCCATGTTTAAATGTATCTTTAATGCCCTGCCAAGTTTGTTGATTATGATGTTTCTTATCAATCTTAGAATATTCATTTTTATTTCTTAGAACTTCTAATAATTCTGGCATTGCAAATAAACCGGCGGTGACAATAACTATTGATACGCCATCAACTAGATATTCCCATCCACCAGTCCATCTTGGAGTCGAGTACATATCATAACCAATTAATCCTACAAACAAACCAAATGCTAATGCAATTAAACAACGTATTGCATAGCGAGTAGTAATAAGAGTAATAAGTGAGAAGGATAAAACAATCATACCAAATATTTCTGGTACACTTATATAATCACTAATCAGATTGTACATTGGAAACAAAGAGAATCCAACAACTCCAAACAATAATCCACCAAGTGTAGAAGTGGTTATTGCTGCTGACAATGCGTATGATGCTTTACCTTGTTTCGCGAGAGGGAAACCATCTACCATTGTCGCTGCGGTTCCATCAGCTCCTGGGATGCCAATGAGTACCGAAGCAAATGAATCGCCAATAGAACACGATACCATTACTGCAATTGCGAATAATACAAATAAGTATTCTGCTCCAGGAATATCAAATAATTGAACCAATCCAAAGAGTAGTATTAATGCTTTTGCTGGACCAGCAGAAGGTATTAGACCAATAAGAGATCCATATAATACTCCTGCTGCAATAATGATACCCCACTGCAAATACAGTGGTAGCGAAACGAGTGATTCAATCATTACTTCTTAACGTCGTATCTGAACCAGTCTTTAGCGATTTTTAATAGATTTTTAGAATTTTCTTCTGTTTTAATACTAGTAATATATTCAGAGTGTGTTGATGCGTCTTTAGCACCTAACCAAGGATAGTTACCAAGTTTCTTTTGAAGTCTTGCGACAGCATCTTTATCTGCTAACATTTTACTAATTGCTTTATTCATATCATCTTTATATGGATTATCTTTATGAGTAAAGATTGCTTTTTGCAATCCATCACGATATGCTTGATTTAAACGATAAGCGTCATATACTTCACCAGAAGGATCTACGCCATATTGAAGTTTATATGCTTCTTCAAATGTTTGCTTACCTTTTTCGTTATTCGGATCACCGTATTTTCCATTCTTATCAACAATACCATGTGAATACCAAACTACATGAGTACCTGCTTTATATTGTCTTTCAGAAGCAGCTAAAGCAGAAGCCATCGTATCACGACTACCTTGTAGTAACTGATCATTAAATGCTTTACGTCTCACACCACCTTTTTTGAAACCACCGACTAAACGCATTTTCTTATTAACACATTGTAGGAAAGTATCAACCTTTGCAGATTTTTCTGGACCACATTCCATCATACCAACTGAAATCCAATCAGGACCAAACCCAGATCCACCATCAAGTGGGAATGTCATTACACCTTTACGATTAGCAACTTTCGAAATCCACATTGATGAGTTCATTACGACCATTGCATCATATTTTGCATAATCGAAATCACCAACATTTTCCAGTAGGAAAGCTTCTGCATTACCACCGTGTGTAATAAGTAGTGTTGATTTATCTGTCGAAGAATACGACTTTAAAGATTTTTTACCACGAGCACCTGATACAAATCTTGGTACTAAAGTGTGGTCAGTATAGTTTTGAAGTTCTTTTACAACTGTATCACCCCATAGAGTGGTACCTTGTGCTCCAGGTTTAGATGGATATTGAACTTCGATTGTTGCTGCAGAAGCAGCTGTTGCGAAACAAATCGCAAAAAGCGCGATTAATTTTTTCATTATTTACCTCATTCATATTTTTGTTACACTTATATAAACATCATCATGCTTATTATATTCAAATGTGATTGCTTTTGAATAATCATAACCTCGTATATCTCTAAATGATTCAACAGCATCAAATAGTTTCCATTCAAGCTTATGTTTCTTAGCAAACATATCTATATATGCATCTTCTTCGATTAAAAGTTTTTGCATAGTTTCACGATCTTTATACATCTCAACATAAGATGGATACTTATCGTCTTCGAAACTCATAATTGAGTCCCACCATTTAAAAGATTCTATTGGATCTCTTTTTATAAGAACCATATAGTCACCTTTAAAATTGTCCCAGATAAAATCTAAATTATTATTTCTTGCGAGTGCATGTGATTTAATAACTCGATAGCCTTCACCTGTAAATTCTTTATTAATCTCATCGAGAATATTTTCTTTTCCAACATCTTTGAGGTTAGTCCAAGAATGACCGCATGTCATTCCCGGACCCCAGTAAATACCTCTATGACCGTTGAATTTGTATCCTCTATCATTTGCTTTGTGAAAGAAGATACGATCTTCGGTTTCGTCGGTTTGATCACAAGGTAGACAGTGTCGAATACATATATCTATTCCACTCCATCTACTGCCTGGAATCCCACAAAACCAAATATTCATAATATATTATACCATAGTTTTAAGCGAAAGAGAAATTATTTATCGCAATTTCATCCGCTACGTCATGCTCCTTGAATTGACCTCTTGCAACTGGCTTCCAGTTAAAGCTAGCATCTCTAAGAGTTTGCCATACTTTACCTTTTTCTTTCATCTTCTCATCAGAAGTATCAAAGCCATAAACTGAAGCACATCTCTCAGCACCTTCTTTAACAGCTGCAGTACCTTGGCAATTAATCCAAAACATTCTTTCCATCATTTGTGGAAGTACAGCCATTACTTTAGCCTGAGCTTCTTCAGTTGTAGCAAGTTGTTCAATAGTTCTTGCTCCAATTCTTGAGTGCATATACTCATCTTTAGAAATCTTTGCATAAGTTTTAGAAACGATTGGATCATCGATTGATGTAGCCATTGCATTCCATACTCTTGCTGCTCTACCTTCTGCAACAAATTGGTATACTGCAGCCATTAGTTCATCTTTGTGACCACCAATTTCTTCGAATAGAGAAGCACCTTTTTCAGATACTTTAGACTTATCCATTTGCCATGCATATTCTTGCTCTAGTTCTTGATCAGTAAACTTATGTCCTGATAGATATTCGATTACGTTACGAACCATATCGTAATGTTTAGCTTCATCATAGACTTGCTTTGATAAAAGCTTAAGTGTAGTAGGATCAGTTGAAGCAGGCTTTTCAACTAGTGCTTTACCAATCTCTACGATGTTCATTCTTTCATTAAACATTCTACGTTTAAAATGAAAAATTGCCTCGTCCAAATCTGGATCGTTACGGAAATATGTTTGAGTTTGCTCTTCAGATGATTTATACAAAGGCTCAATATAATCTGCAACTTTTTGGACAAATTCTTTACCGGTCATTGTCATTTGTATTTACTCCTATATATTTTTTTATTTCGTCAGGTACCCAAAAATCTTCTTCTCTTTCTGGATGCCAAACAACGGCCATTACGTTACCTTTAATCCAAGATTCTATATGACCATCTTCATCTCTTACCAAAACTTCAGAATCTTCAGGTTCTTTAACTATAGTAGAACCATGATATGAATTTATTGTTCTACTAGTATATTTATATGTTATTTTATGTCTTGTTCTTCTATGACCTTCTATATCTATTAATTTGCC